GACAAGCGTCTCTGGGTGAAACCCGATCGAATCGGGCCTCCAATTAAGGAGTGTTTCCTATAAGTACCTGCCGTTACTTCACGTTGTTTTGGAATCCCGTAAGGGATTTACCCAGAACGTGCCCTTAGTTCACAACTTTGGGAAGGTATAGTGTCCATCATACAAGAATTTATTCTTGTGTGTAGGGTTATCCGTTTTTCGGCATCAGGGACCTGCCGGCCCCCTTTGTCGATAGACTTTTAAGACGTCTTGGTAAGCGGTTGTGAACCGCCTAGAGCGCGAACGGATCATCAGATCTATAGCGAATAGGGTAGCAATACCTGAATAGGTGTAAACTTCCGTAAAGGCCAAGGGCTGAGATGCGCCTTGCTCCGACGTACTTATAAGTAGTCCGGTACTACTATCAAAATCAATGCTAAATTTAAATTTAATTAAACTTACATATAAGTTAACTAAATTCTTATTTGCAATTGATGATAGGTTTGCTCTAATACGTTTTACGAAAAGGGTGATATCATTATTAAAAAATAATGGTACCATCTTTACCGTAAAATATATGAAGCAAGTGAAACTTCACATTACTAGATATATGGTTGGAAAACCATTATTATCTAATACTTGTGGAGTTTCCCTTGTGAATGGCTTTCCAAAACATTTTCTCTTCTTGAAGTCTTATATAGATTCCAGGAAATTAGGAAAGATCAAATTTGTTTTGACCCTTCTTAATATTTCTAGATCTATTAGACCGAAAAGATCAGAAAGTGTGCCGGTCGACTTTAGTACTATACTTGCTACTAGTAAAGGAACTGGGTATACTATACCCGCTTCTTTTATTCGTAGTTTTGTAAAGTTCTATCGTCTTCATCAGTCTGGGCCATCCTATGATCTAAGGGATTTTACCTTATCTATGAAATCTGGTCCTTCTGGACCCAGTATTGCTACTGCCTTGTATAGTTATTCACTATACTCGGAGTATTTCATGGAACTAGTTAAAATCTTGAGTGGGAAAACTTTATTCCCATTCTTAGCCTCAGTTCATAGGTATACTAAGTTTTACTTTAAATATTTACCAAATGGTCGAGGAAGTAAATTCCTCGGTCGCTTGGCAATAGTTAAAGATCCTGATTGTAAGATGAGGATTATAGCCATTCTTGACTATACTTCTCAATTCCTACTTAAGCCTTTTCACATGAAATTGTTTAATTGTATTAAACAGTTTCCTTGTGATCGGACTTTTACTCAGGAACCTAGGGCTCCGTGACTTGATAATTCCGAGCATTTCTGAAGTCTTGACCTAAGCGCAGCCACAGATAGGTTACCAATGGATTTACAAGAAAAGCTTATCAATTATATTTTTGATAATCCTTCTCTTGCATCTACATGACGTAAACTACTACAAAGAGAATATGAATTCCCGGTAGTTCGACCACATTGTGGTTGACACTACGCACCTTTATTAGGACTTACCTCTACCCAATGAAGGGTTTTGGCAACGACACCAATAAAGGAGACTGGTTCATACGGAGCTTGTTACTCCGTTGGCCAGCCTATGGGAGCATATTCTAGTTGAGCTTCTTTAGCTGTTACTCATCACCTGATTGTCTTGTGATCGGCTTACCTTTGTGGAAAGACGATCGCATTCGATCAGTATATACTTTTAGGTGACGATATCGTTATAAAAGATAACGATGTCGCCCTTAAATATATATGAGTGATGAATCAACTAGGGGTTGACATCTCAGAGTCAAAGACACATGTATCGAAAGATACATATGAATTTGCTAAGAGATGAATACGTGGAAGTAACGAGATTACAGGCATCCCACTAAGTGGTATCTCTGATAATATATCTCAGATAAGAACGTTGATTACGATCTTATTTGAGTATGTTTACAGAGGTAACCTTTATATGTATAAAGGAACCTTTAGTGAGCTTATAATTAAATGTCTTACTGGTCTTAATGTAGTTAGTGGATCCCATAAACGGACTTCTAAAGTCCGCCAGGGTTTCTCCAAAACCTACCTTGAACCAATAATACATGAAATTGTTACTACAAACCGATATATATCTGGTTTACTTACCGGCGAAGAAGCAAGGAAGCTTCTAGTTAGGTATTTAAACCAAGAGTATATACCGATCCCCTGTGAGGCTCTAGTCCCGAAATTACTTCGGGCAGCCTTTACAGAAGAAGTAGTTAAACTATCTGTAAACACTTCTAACAAGTATCTAGATTTTAAAGAAAATCTAGAGAGGTATTGTTCAAATCTTATAAATGAGATTCAATATCCATATAATGGGTATTTAGTCTCACGTCTTATGCCATTCATAAAATGAATGTCATTAGATAATATAAGAAATGTTATATACCATGCTCGTCAAATAGAATTGACATGAGAATTGCTTTGAGATCGTGAAGATCTTAGGCATTTCCAATATCATTTCGCGTGATATGGTATTACTAACCATATTATACGCCTAAGAGATAAAACTAAACAATTTGTTCTTGAGAACTCTTCTGAGTCCTTAATAGCAATTGTTAAGAATTTATCTTTCTTAGACTTTGATGAGTTATCAAGTACTGAACGTGATATACGTAAAGTAATTGATAGTGTTAGAGGTGTGTTGTTCTCAGCTCTCAAGGCTTTAGAATTGAGAAGAAGACTTGTGGCTGTCAATAATAATATGGAATACATATTATCTGATAGCTTACAAGCCTTCGTCAATTATAAGTCTAGAGGTTTTGGTACTCCTCAATGAACCGAACCAGAACGTAAGTTGAGCCTTTGGGCTCCCCTTGCGCGTCTGGATCGGGAATTGGAGGTGAACGTGATTCAGGATCTTAATCAGATCTCAAGGGAGGTTTTCCTTCCTTCTGAACCACTACCAAACTGAGATTGATAGCTGGCAGGACCATTTCGGCATCCTACCATTAATTGTAAGTGTGAAACATAGAGCTGGATCCTGTGAAGGAAAACAGCTAAGTCTCGAATCTTAAGAGAGTCGAGTTCTATGTTTCCCCAATAAGAAATTGGTTAACTTACGCCCAAGGCCACAAAAGAGATTCTTCTCTCTAGTGCGTTATGGGGGA